GAACGAAAACATAATTTTAAATGGTGAAAAAATCGTATGGCAAAAGTCGGCAGACCAACATTAATGACGGATGAAGTAATCAGGAAATTGGAAGAGGTTTTTGCGATTGGTGGAACAGACCAAGAGGCTTGTTTTTATGCTGGCATATGTCATCAGACATTATACGATTATCAGAATAAATATCCGCAATTTGTTGAGCGAAAAGAGGCGTTGAAAGAAAGACCTATTTTAAAGGCGAGACAAACCATAGTAAAAGCATTGGATGACCCCGAACAAGCGAAGTGGTATCTAGAAAGAAAAAAGAAAAAAGAGTTTGCGCAAAGAACGGAATTGACGGGTGATGAGGGCGCGCCGATTTTAATTAAACAAAAAAAATGAAATGCCACGAGAAATTGATTTTGACAAACTGCTGAATTTTACCGAAAAGCAAACCCAAGCAAGAGAAGCGGTGAGGAATTATGATTATGTGTTGTATGGCGGCGCGTTAGGCGGAGGTAAAAGTTATTGGTTGCGCTGGATGATGGTAGACCTCTTGACCGATTGGGCGGCCGAAGGCAAAAAAGGCGTTAGGGTAGGATTGTTTTGCGAGGATTATCCAAGCTTGAAAGACAGGCATTTTTCAAAGATACAATACGAATTCCCCGAGTGGTTGGGAACGCTAAACAAAGCTGACCACGAGTATATTTTAAATAAAGAATACGGCGCGGGCGTGATATGTTTCAGGAACCTTGACGATCCGAGCAAATATCAATCATCAGAGTTTGCGGCGGTGGCGGTGGATGAATTGACCAAGAACCCGTTTGAGACATTTTTATTTTTAAGAACAAGAAAACGCTGGCCGGGGATAGAACGAACCAAGTTTATTGCGGGAACGAATCCGGGCGGAATTGGCCATAGTTGGGTAAAAAAACTATGGATGGACAAGGAATATGAGCCGACCGAAAAAGAACAAAATCAGTTTTATTTTATTCAAAGTAAGGCAAGCGATAACCCCTACCTACCCGAAAATTATTACGCGAGTTTAGCCGGTTTGCCCGAGGCGATGCGCAAGGCGTATGTGGACGGCGACTGGAATTTATTTAAAGGGCAAGTGTTCAGCGAGTGGCGCGACAGCGTGCATATTGTCAATCCGTTTCCGATACCGCCGGGATGGCGCAAGTATAGAACTTATGACTATGGCCGAACCAAGCCCGCGGCTTGCTTGTGGGTAGCGCAGGATTATGACGGCCGGTTATGGGTCTACCGAGAGTATTATCAAGCGGGCAAGAACGCCGACGAGCAGGCAAGGGATATTTTGAAGTTATCGGGAGACGAACAATATAATTTCAGCGTGGCGGACAGCGCGATATTCAGCCCGACTGGCATTGTGGACGCATACGGCACCGAGACCATCGCCGAGACATTCGCAAGGAATGGTATATCGTGGATGCCCGCCAGCAAGCGCAGGATTGACGGCTGGAACTTGATGCACGAAAGATTGAACCACAGCGAATGCAAACCCCCGATGATATTCTTTTTTAAGAATTGCGTAAATGCCATTAAGACAATTCCGAGTTTAATATATGACGAGAACAAGCCCGAGGATGTGGATAGCGATGGGGACGACCATTGCGCTGACACTGTTAGATATTTATTAGTCCACCTCCACGACAGCAAGGCCGAAGCCCCCAAAACCGAGACAGAGACAAGGATATTGCGCAAGCGCGGACAGGCGTTGGATTTCAACAAAATGTATTCAATATGAGCAAATCATTCTCCGAAAAACAATTAAAAGACGATGAGCGGGAATTATACCAATATGCCAACCAGCGCATAGATTTTATGCGTGAGACCCGCAAGGACATTCACGGCATAGATATTGACGAACTTTGGCGCGAGGCGCAACAGGCGTATATTCCACATCGTTTTAATAGCCACAAGGGAACGAAAGCCATTATTACCGATGAGGAAAAGGGTTTGCGGGGCGCGATTGTCAATTTGCAATCCGAGCAGGATTGGCAGTCGGATTTCGCGTCAAGCAATCCGATGGTCAAGATTATGATTGCCATTTCCATTCTTGTTGACCAAAACCCCACCGGAACATTTACCGCTAATTCCTCCCGCTATGAGAAAGTCAATTTGATGGTTAAACACCTCTATCAGAAAAATTGGGAATTGGCGATGAGCAAGGAACAACTTAAACTTTATATTTTCAATCTTTGTTTGTTTGGGTGGGCGGCGGCGCGGACATTCCCAATGAAAAAAACCCGCAATGTCAAGATTTTGACCGAATACAGCGAAGATAATCCGAAATATGAACAAAAAGAGGTGGTGGAATACAACGATGTCTATCGCGAGAACCTTGACCCCCGCAATGTATGGGTGGACGAAAAAACCAAACCCTTGACCCCGATGAGCCAAGACGATTGGTGCTGGCGCAAAGTATATACCCGAGCCGAAGCCGAGCGGGAATTCGGCAAAACCAAATTGTGGGAATATGTGCAAGAGGGCGGGGATACCTCCGAGATCGTGGGCGCGAAAGGCCAAATGGACAAATTTGACGAAAAGCGCGGACTGATTGAAGCGTATTTTTATGAGAGTTTGAGCAAGGATATATTTATCGCCCAATTAAACGGCGTGCCGGTGATAATTGAGCCGTTGCCGATTGCCACGGCCGAAGGGATAAAGCGGTTGTCTTGCTGGCATAATCCGTTTTATTTGCGGAGTGCGGATTGCCCTTATGGGATTGGGATTTACGAGGCGATGAGATACGACAATGGAATTTATGACCGGATACGCAATATGACGCTTGACCAGTTGGTTTTGAGCATTTACAAGATGTTTTTCTATCAAGGCACAAATACTTTAACCGAGGACGGCACGATTAAGATTGCGCCGGGCAAGGGCAAGCAAGTGTTAAACCCCAAGGATATTAACTGGCTGGAAGTCCCCAGCCCCGGGCAGGAAGCGTGGAAAGGTTTAGAAAATTACAAAAAGGATGTGGATGAGAGTAGCGGGATTACCGACCCGCTGATGGGCAATATCACGGGCAAGACGGCGTTTGAGTTGGCGCAAGCAAAAGAAAGCGCATTAAAACGCCTTAAAACCCCGCTGGACAATATCTGCCACGCGTTGGAAGTGGACGCTCAAATTACGATTTGTTTGCAACAGATGATTTATTCCGTGCCCGAAGTTATCAAGATTACCGACCCGAATTTAATCAGCCGATATTTGGATGAGATTAGCCAATTCCCATTCAGCGACAAACTAATGGAAAACGGCGGTGGTGATTTTTACGCCAAGTTATATCGTGAAGTCCAATTGGGGATTGATACTGATGAGAAAGGCGATTTGATTGAGAGCAAAGAAAATCAATTCTTCCGAGTTATGCCGTTTAAATGGCAAGGTGTTATCACTATCAAGGCAGATTCAATCTTAACCCCCAGCAAGATGTTGGACAAGACCACCTCGCTTGAAATGTATAACTTGCTTATTCCGTTATTGGCGCAACCGCCGCAATTATACGCCAAGACCGCCAAAGAGATTTGTAAATTATATGACAAAGACCCCGAGGACATATTGCCCGATGAGTGGCTAAATCCCGAAGCGATGGCGCAAGCGCAGATGGGCAATCAGTTGATTGTTGACCAAGCGACCGCCAACCAAGCGCAAGGGCAAGACGCGCAGACGATGATACCCCCCAGCCGATTACAGCCCAACCAAGCGACCACCAGTGGCAAGGTTAGCGCGAAATTGGGAGCAATGACAAAATGATTAACGCCCAGCAAAAATCGCAGTTGAAAAACATAATGCAATCCCGCCAATGGGAAGTCGTGGAGGAAGTGGCAAGGCAATACGCGGCAAAACTGCAAAGCAACGAGCGGATAAAATCAACCGAGTGGGAAACAATACGCGATAATTGCCGGATACAGGGGCAGTTGGAAGGCATAAATAACTTTTTGCAAGAATTAACCAAACAAGCCAATGATTGATGAATATGAAAAATTAGTATTACCAGATGAAAACAGCGGCAAGGATATTATCGTGGAAGTGAATTACGAGGATAATCCTGCGACAGACCAATGCAAGATTTTAAAGTTAACCTTGCCCGAAGTCAAAAATGTTTTCATTAAAAAAGAATACTTGATGTCGCTGATGTTTGCGATTGGCAACGCAGATGAACAGCGCAAGTCAATTCCGCAACGGATTAGCCACAGCCGATGGTATGACACCGTTGTGAGTGTCAAGGCAACAAAGGATATTCGCAAGGGTGAAAAGATTACCTTCCCGATACGCATATCTTTGCCGGCGTATGAAGAAGAAGTTTTAGGGCAAGACAAGCCCGATGGAGTTAAAAGGTTAACCGAAAAAAAATCAAAGTCAGGCTTAATAATTTAAACATATGGAAATAATTAAAAAAGTAAAAAAAGCGGCCAAGCGCACCTTGAAGGGATTGTTTGAGCCATTGCGAAGGTATAATCAAGCGCAAGCCGACAAGGACAGGAAAGTTTTTTGGGATTATGTTGAAACTATTCCGCCTCAAAAGCGCGATGAGTGGTATAAGTTTTACAGCGAAGGCACAAAAAGAAAATAATTAAGTTTAGCGCATTTTTTATCTTGGTGCTTCTACCAAGCAAAAAAAGAAGTTAAACAATAAAAAAATGCCGACAAACAAACAACTAGAGGCAAAGTTAAACGACCTTGCCGAAGTGGTGGAAAAAGTGAAAGAGAATGTGGATAAGTTGACGCAAAACGCGGTGGCCGAAGTCAAAGAGCCGGTAAAGCAAGAGACCGCGCCAATGCCCGCCAGCAATATCCCATTCCCCGCCGAATACCGGCAAATCGTGGACGAGATTTTAAACAAAGAGTTTGGGGCCGAGATACAATATAACGCTTTGGATTTCGCAATCACGATTATCGTTCCCGAACAATATCAGAATTTGAGCCAGCAAGAAAAAGACGCCAAAGTCCAAGACCGCCGGACAAAGATTATCAAATATCCCGAAGGCGCGAGCGGAGTTAAGGCGTGGGTAGATATGGTTTATGGGAGTTTTAATCCCGAGATGAAAGCCAAAATAACATCTAACAAATAAAAAACTATGAATAAAGAAAATATCAACGAAGCAATCAACGAAGCGTTAGCCAAAGCCACGACCAAGCCGTTGAAAATCAAGAACCGATATTTGCGGGAATTGGGAAACTGGCTGGTGGGAATGTCTTTGGCAGGCAACGACAGTCGGCAGCGGACAAGGTTTATCGAATTGATTTATCCGCGAATTAAAGAGATTGAGGAAGAATTAAAAGCGGTAGATAAAGAAATCAAAGATAAAGCCAAAAAAGATGGAAAAGGCGAGCTGGTGAGATTGAATGAGCGGCAAAAAGTTGGCGCGGATGGCAAGGTAGTTATGGATAAAGACGGCAAGCCGGTGATGGAATGGGATTTGGATATTAGCCCCGAGGATTTGCAAAAAATCAACGATGATTTAGAAAAGTATATGGACGAGGAATTTGTGATTGATGTGTTGGACAGCAACAAAGAAAAAGTCCGAATTGTTAAGCAGATTATTCTGAATACCGACCATAAATTTACCGGACGAGACGCGATTATTTATAACCAATGGTGCGAAGCGTTTGAAGCCGTGGAGATTTAACCCCTTTCGGGGGGTTTCCCCAGTTTGCGATATCGGGCGAAGCAAGGTCTTTTCGCTTAATCTATCGCAAACTGATGAAACTTCCTGATTGAGGAAGTATAACCGGATTTCTTTCATATTCTTGCCACTTCAAGCAAGCAAAAAAAGGAAGTCAAAAAATTATGGCAAAAGAAGTTGTGGGCAGAATACCGGATTTCGCCGATGAGAAGGAGGAAACGGCAAAATCCGAGGCAGAGGAAACGGAAGTAAAATCGGATGAGGATAAAACCGAATCCGAACAAGAGAAGGACACTCCATCGGAAACTTCCACCGATGAAAACCAGCCTGAAGCCGAAGTCAAAGGCAAGGGCGATGATGTCAAAAGCGCGATTAGCGGATTGGAAGCCCAAAGAGCCAAACTCTTAAAGGAAATTCGCGAATTGCGAGGGGCTAGGCGCGAGGCAAAGCAGGCGCAGATTGACAAAGTTGATGAAGACATTGACAACTTATCGGATTTAAACGCCGATGATGTGGCCGTTGTCGAGCGCGTGCTTAAAGCCAAAGGGTATGTGCGCAAGGATGAGTTGCAAGAACTCACTTATGAACAAATAAAAACACAGGCACTTGATAAATTCCTTGATATTCATCCCGAATATCGCCCCGA